AAGCAGATCAGAGAACTAATCATGTACGCCTATGGTAAAGAGACGTACAAAGAAATGATGCAAATGCGTCGGGACATCAGAGCTAAACGTGAGCAGTTGATTTACCGACAGAGACGAAGACAACGAAAAATGCTAGATGTATCAGCAATGGTTACGGGATTACTTGTTTCTGCTGGGATTGTCTGGACTACCATTAGTATTATACAGGGGTTGAATAATGGATGAGTCTGCAAAACAAATAGTTGATGTCATGAGTGTTGGTACTATGCTAGGCACTCTTGGTGCAATACTACCACCTATATCTGCTCTGTTTACTATTATATGGGTGGGTATACGTATATGGGAAACAGAGACTGTCAAAGGTTTTAGAGAAAAGGACAGAAACTAATATGTTAGATATGTTGATTGGCCCTGTCACGGGCTTGTTAGATAAATTTATTCCTGATGCAGATGAAAAAGCGAGGCTTGCACATGAAATTTCTACAATGGCTACAAGACACGCCCATGAACTGGCTAAAGAACAAATATCAATTAATCGTGAAGAAGCTAAACACTCTAGTATCTTTGTGTCTGGATGGCGTCCAGCGACAGGTTGGATTTGCGTTGCCGGTATGGGGTTTAATTTTATTGCTGTTCCTATTGGTAACTTTGCTTGTGCTTTGACTGGTATAGATGTTATCATGCCTAATTTAGATATAGGCGAGATGATGCCAGTACTCTTAGGTATGTTAGGTTTAGGAGCTATGAGAACTGTAGAGAAAACTAAAAAGGTCGCTAGAGACTAATAATGAGTTACTTTACAAAAGAAGAGTTGAGTTGTCAACATTGTGGTGAGTACAAGTTCGATAAAGAATTTTTAAAGGTTTTAAATAACATTAGAGAAGAATGTAATTTTCCTTTTGTTATTAGCTCTGGTTACAGATGTGTTGAACATCCTATAGAGGCTTCTAAAAGCCGTGTAGGCGCACATACAACAGGCTGTGCAGTTGATATAGCTGTAAGAGGGGATAAAGCTTTAAAGGTTCTTGAGGTTGCCATGAAGCATGGTATAAAAAGAATAGGTGTAAATCAAAAAGGAAAGGGACGATTTATACATTTAGATATGGCAGAAGATGCTTATCCTTCTCCTGCAATCTGGTCGTACTGAGGAAATATAAATGGCTCGACAAAAAACAAAAAATCGTAGGAAGAAATATACTCCCGGAAGCGTTCGTAAGTCAAGGCGTGTGCAAAAGTATTCTGGGGGTGTGCCAGATGTTCTTTATGATGATGCAGGCAAACCTTATATTTTAAATCCAGACGGATCAAAAAACTATATAAATACTTCTGGCGGTACTCGAACACCAATTACAGGCTCTAAAACAAGCGGCAGTTATGTTCCACGCTTAGATGATTTTAATCCCGAAGACTATGCCATTATGACTGAGGCAGAGCGTCTTGCGGAATTGATGGGTAAAGGCCAAACAGAAGAAGAAGCACGAGCCAACCAAACACAATCTTTAGACAGAGGCTACGACATTAATCAAGATGGTGTTGTATCCGATCAAGAGTTTGCGGCTTTGAGAGATGCTCAAAAAACTAAACGGGCCGGTGAAGCAGGCTTTGATCCTGCTAAGTTTACTTCTACAGAAAGAGGATCTATTGGTTATGATCCTTCAGCGGGTTTTGTTGGAACACAGCCCGAAGCTCCTGTTATAGAAAAAACAGCGCCTATTAAATATGAAGTACTTCCTACTCAACCGCTTCCAGAAGAAGCTATATTGAAAAAAAAGAAAAAAGACGAAGAAGATCGTGATGGTGCTAATCGTGGGGGGATTCGTAGAGTAGCTTTAAATGCTGGAGGTCGTAAAGAAAAAACAAAACAGACAAAAAAGCCTCCTATGCCTGAACCAGAAACAAAAAAATCTACAGGGGCAACGCCAGAAACAACAGTTAACAACCTTCTTTCATCCGTTCAAGATGTAACAGTCCCTACTGTAGACCGAGGTATTGTTGCAGAAAATAGCGTTGATCCAATTGATTCAAGTATTACAGGGGCAATGACAGCTTCTCCCACAACACAAGCACAAGCTGTGACGGGCGAAGGAATTACTTATACAGCCCCTAGTGCTGGAACTGCTGAAGATGCTTCTGTTGTAACATCTTCCGCACCTACTACTGTACGAGCCTCTACATATACAGCAGATACAATTGCTCCAGAAGATGTACCTACAGTAGATGCCGCCCAAGGTGAATTAAGTGAAGGTGCTATAGCTAGAGTAGATGAAAAAGAATTAACTGAAAGGGCTGTAGCGGCTGAAAGAGATGCCGCACAAGAACAGGCCGCATTGACGGCAGAGGCCGCACAGTACGAAATTTCTGACGGCGCTTATGTTGATAAAGTTACAGGTAAGGTCACAGACGTAGCGCCCACAAGAAAAGCAGAATTTTCTGAAAGAAAAGCTATTCTTGGTGATGCGGCTGAAGATGGAAAAGCGTCTGAAATACTTAAGAAAGTAAATTATGAAGCGGTTAAAATACGTAAAGTAAAAGGTACAGCGGCTAAGGGTGAAGCGGCTGAAATGATTGCCGCAGTTGGAGAGATTCCTCCAGAGCTTAGTGCAACCATCGTAGAAGATCCTGCGACTGTAGAGGCTCAAATAGATGACGAGCCTATAGAAGTACGTGCGGCTATTGCGGCCTTACCTACAGAAGCTCTTGTATCTTCACAGATGGAAACACTTCTTGGTGGTATTGAAGATGGTGAAGTTCCTGTGTGGGCTAGACCAGCAGTAGAACAAGTAAATAGAATGCTGGAGCAAAGAGGCTTGACAGCTTCCACAGTAGGCCGTGATGCACTTTTAAATTCTATTATTCAAAGTGCTATGCCGATTGCTCAGTCTAATGCACAGGCACTACAGCAAAGGGCCGCTCAAAATCTCTCAAACGAGCAACAGGCCAATGTACAGCAAGCTAACCTAGACGCACAGCGAAGACTACAAAACACCGCTAATCGTCAGACAGCGGGTTCTCAGACGGCTCAGATGGCACAGCAGATGTCAGTGCTTCAAAGCCAGTTTGCACAGGACGCTATGATTACTTCTGCGGCTCAAACACAGCAGACAAAAATGGCGAATCTTCAAAACCAACAACAAGCGGCAATACAGCGTTCTCAGAATCAACAAGCCATAAATGCTCAAGAGTTGGGTAATGAGCAACAAATGGAAATTGCAAATCTTCAGTTTGAATTTCAAACCGACGCAACAAATATGTCTGCTGAGAATCAGTCACGGCTTGTTGAGATGCAAACTGCCGCAGACTTTTTATCTAAAAATGCTGGCTTTAAGCAACAGATGGAGTTGGCAAACCTAAGCAACGAACAGCAAATGGAGCTTGCAAACTTAACGGCCAAAAATCAAAGCGAATCAGAAAATCTTACGGCTGAACAACAGACAAGGCTTGCAAACCTTGATTCTCGTATGAAGACTAATTTGCTTCAAGCTGAGATTGCAAATCGCATGAATGTTGCACAGTTGAGTGCAGATCAGCAACGCGCTGTTACAAATGCTTCAATGGTTGCAAACATGGATATGTCTCAGTTTAGTGCAGACCAACAAGTTGTTTTAGCGAATAGTAAGTTTTTGCAGTCTATGACAATGCAAGATTTAAATAATCGTCAACAGACTGTTATTCAAAATGCTACAGCTATGGCACAGCTAGATATGGCTAATCTTGATGCTCAAACAAAACTTGCGGCTCAGAATGCTCAATCTTTTTTACAGATGGATTTAACAAACTTAAACAATCGTCAGCAAGCGGCAGTGCTAGATGCACAAATGCAACAACAAACAATGTTGTCAAATCAATCTATGACTAATGCCGCAAAGCAATTTAATGCTCAAAGTAAAAATCAAGTAGATCAATTTAATTCAAGCCTAGCGGCTCAGATAGATCAGGCTAATACACAACAACAAAACGCTATGGCTCAGTTTAATGCTGGTGAAGCAAATAGAATGGCTACAGCCGATGCACAAATTGCAGGACAGTTAGAGTCTACACGTATGGGAGCAGATGCTTCTATTTCGTCTGCAAACATTCGTGCAGAGTCTGCGGCTAGTATTGCTAATGCTCAAATAGATGCGAATAGAGAACAGTTTAATGCTCAAAATGCTTTTGTAGCAAATCAAGCCGCTGTAGAATATGAACGCAAAACAAATATGATGAACACAGCCGCCGAAAATGAAATGAATAAGCTTAATGTTCAGCAAAATTTTCAGATCAGTTCAATGAAGTATGAGTCTGAACTTCTTGCGGCTAGAGATCAAGCGGCATATTTAAGAACATCTTATGAAAACGATAAAGCACTAAACACACAGCTTTACATTGCGGCTATAGGAAATGAAACAGCCGCTAGTAGTGAGTCAGATACAACTATTCAAAACTTAATGGATTTTGCTAGTGGTATTGTTAGCGGAGGATAAAGCATATGGGATTCTTTTCAAAAATTTTTAAAGGCATAAAGAAAGTCTTTAAAAAAATAGGCAGGGGCATAAAAAAAGTCTTTAAAAAAATCGGTAAGTTTATGGGCAAGATTGGCGTTGTAGGTCAGCTAGGGCTGATGCTTATTATGCCCTATGCGCTACCGGCACTAGGAGGACTAGCCACCGGAATGATGGGAACACAATTAGGTGGGGCTTTAGGCGCTGTTGTTAAAGGCGCTGGACACTTTCTTAATGCCGCAGTCAAGGTAGGTACTCGTGTTGGTACAGCCTTTAAGTCTGTTACTTCTGCTGTTACAGATACTATTGGAAACATGGTAGGCGCTACAATTAATAGTCTTCCGGGTGGACAACAGTTTGGAACTTTTATGAAAGACCTTACAGCCGGTAAAATAGATATTACAGATTTGAATTTTGAAAAGGCTTGGGCAAATACTCAGAACGCTTGGAGCACAGCAGGCTCTGATTTAGGGCAGTTGTTTTCTAAATCTACACTTGATTCTAGTATGAACAAGTTTGGTATTCAAGCAAACCTAGAAAAAACTGTAGGCGGTGAGTTTGACACTTCTAATATTAGTTATGATCCAGTGACGAATAAAACCTCAATAGGTGTTGATAGGGCGACGGGCACTCTTGGCAATCAGGGAGTCGGTCTTGATGTTGCGGATAGTTTAGGACTAGGTACAGAAGGAACTACATATCAACTTGGTTCACAAACAGCAATGCTACCGGAACCGATTCGTAATTTACCAGAGGGTGCTTTTACTGTTGGTGGCACTGCACCGTCCTCTTCTTTGTTGTCGCCTAGTCGTATGGGAGGCGGTACTGCTTATGAGATATCAGATATTACAACGGCTACACGGCCTGTAGCGGCTGATCCATTTACCCCAACCGACATTGATGTTAGGTCTACTGTTCCAGACGCTAGTAAGGTCGGTACAGAGTTTGATGCGTTTACAAACGTAACAGATCCTTCGTCTACAGGACAAGTTGCAAAAATGGTAGGCTCTTCAAAATCTCTAGGCACTAAAGCCAAAGACGCTTTAGCAGGAAAAGGTATTGAATTAACTACAGCAGGCGGTCTTTCTTTAACTCAAGAGTATATAGATGCAAAATCGTTAGCACAACAACAAGAAGATGATCGTAATAGACTGCTAGATCCTTTTGCCAATATTGATATGAGCTATCTTACACCTTCACCTATTCAAAGTTCTCCCGGCCTTTCTACTTCTAACATGATGGCAAGCATGGGAAACTATTCAGACTTTTATCAAATACAGCAAGACATTTTAAATTCAAATTATAATAATATATATTCTGAAGGATACTATGGTTCTCCTAGCTTACAGGCTGGGCTTGCTCAAGCTTATCAGGAGTTGGCGGCATGAACGAAAACATTCTAAACATAAACTTAGAGCGTAAGTTTCCTATTCCGGGGATGAGCTTAACTCTTGATCCTGAAAACCCCATGCCTCATGATAAGCCACCAGAGTTTACAAATCTTCATAAGGCTTTAAATTATATTTTTGAAAACGCTATTGAAGAAGAAAACTACTCGCGGTTTATTAAGTTAATGGCTGATGGATTTCCACTTATGGAAATTGTACAGACTGTTTTGTTTAGTGGTTTTTACGAAGGTAAATGGAACTTTTCGCTTATGCAACTGCTCATTGAGCCTACAGCCTATATTTTCTTGGCGTTGTGTGAAAGAGCCGACATTGATCCAACATTCTTTAGAGATGATTTAGATGATGATCTAGACGAAGAAGAAACTATTGGTATGTCCTTTGCAGAAGAAAAGGGCCGACAGGTTCAAGTGGATATGCAACAAAACAAAAAAGCTATGCCATCTATTGATAAACAAATGCAAGCTAAAATTAAGGCGTTGCCCCAAGAGCAAATAACAAGTCTACTTGCTGATGCTCAGGGACAAGAAAAAGAAGAAGAAAGTCTTCTAGCAAATCAAGGTGAATAATAATGGCAGAATTTGATTTAAATCAAAACCCTTTAGCAAACGCAAAGTCTTTGTTACAAGACGCTAGGCAAACCAACAGGCGACAAAAACGCGACGATACTAAAAGTATGTTGTTTAAGCTTGCTGGTCAGGTTGTTGGCGGGGTTTTGCAGGGCCGACAAGTAGACAAATATAATACTTTTATGAACAAAGAAAATGTTCTCAGTGAAAGAGCCGTTGTTCGTTCTGCTTTTGATAACGCACAAAAGGTTGCAGAACGGGCTAAAACAGCAATAAGCTATGCGGGCGGTAAAGAAGCTTTTTTTAATGACGAACTTGTTCAAACATATAAAGCATCTTTAGATGCAAGGCTTGCAAAAGATAATAAACCTTATAGTGATACACACGTACAAAATTTAGCAGAAAAAATGGCTTCTGAATCTCTTGAAGAGTATATAAATGCTTTTGATAAACAATTAGAGCAGGCGCAAAATATTATTTCAACAACGGGCGGTGATCGCTTGGCATACGCTAAAGCCTTAAGAGAAGCCTCTGGTGTTGATAAAGGTGTAATGGGCAGAGGCTTGAGAAAACTAACGTCTTATTTTTTAGACGAAGATGATCGTAATACAGACGGTGCTGTTTATCGTTCTGTTACTTCTGATAAAATATATCAAACTTCTAAAGAATTTAAAGACTCTTTTGATAAATTTTATTCTACAACTGGAGATTCCTTTATAGCTTCTAGAATTACAGAACAACTAGCAGAATCTGGAGATCTTCCACTGGCGGCTAAAACAAAAAAACCAGTTAGTATTACTACTACAAATGAGTTTGGTGAAGCAATAACGGAAACATGGATACAAGTTAATGGTTATGATGATCAACCCGAAAGTTTTTTTAGTCTTAGCGGTAATGGTGAAAGAATTTCTTTAGATTCTATGATGAAAATTAAAAGTGATGCCAAACGAAATGGCACTAGAATGTCTAAAACAGGCGCTATGGCTACTTATGGAGAAGCTACAAATGCTTTAAATGCAGACGGTTTAAAGGCTTTGCGTGAACAAGTTAACGCTAAACTTGGTGATAACGCAACAGCAGAACAAAGAGATGCAGTGACTACTGTTTTTGGAGAGCAGATTTATTTAGGCAGGAAAGCACTAGAAACAACACTTGGCGATAAAGCTACACGTAGTCAACTAACTGGTATTGCCGCCACAGCACAGGTTTTAGACAGGAAGGCTTTTAACCAGCGCCCTACATTATTGGCAGGAAATACTAGGGCGCATCCTTTTACAACATGGCAGGCTACAATTGAATATTTTAATAATAATTATGATGAAGTTCCTGTAGCTATAAAAACAGAGCTAGAAACACAAATGAACTATTTCTTTGCTGATAAAAATTTAGCTTCTATGTCAAATCAAGATTTAAGGGATGTGCAAAGGTTTACTGAAAACTCAGGTACTCTTGGCTACTTTGGAAATGTTTTTGATGACGAAGATATTTTTAGGTTATATAGTAGAACCGGCCCAACTATTCAAGAAAAACTAAACGCAGAAATTGCCAGAAGGACAAGATCATAAATGTATGATTTTTATAAAAACTACAATGCCGCTGTTGCTAATGGAGAAGTACAGTCTCCAGAAACAAAAAATCCAGCACAGGCAACAATGGCCCAAAGCACTACTGATTGGAGCTATAGCCCAGAAGTAATTGACCGCTTTGAAAATGTTTTAGATTATTTGTCTACAACTAATATTAATTTTGATTTAGCGACAGGTGGGGCGACAGATCCCGAAACCGATGATGATCCTATAGAGTTTTTGCGTGATGACTTTATGCGTACTGAAACTGCTGTTGCTAAAGCAATGGCATTGGAAGATGCGCCTGAAAACATAAAAGAAGATTATCGTTGGTTGCGTTCCTCTTTTGAAGCTTCTGAAGTTACAGGAGCCGGTGAAGTTTTAAAAGCAATAGGTGATTATGGTACTGATGCTATTTTTAATTATGCTAACGCAAGTACTTTGGCTCTTGCGGCAATTACAGGCAGTTTTTCTGGCCCTGCTGGAGTCGCAGGCGCTGTAGGCGCTCGTGCCGCCACAGGACAAGTTGCAAAAAAAGCCTTGAATCAAGCTTTAAAAGTAGCTAATCCTACAAATGTAAAAGGCTATGTGACACAGGGCGCTATAGTTGGTGGGACTGCTACCGCAGGACAGCAAATGCTGGAAAAAGAGTTAGGGGAAAGGGATGAATATTCACCTGCTGAAATAGCTGTTGGCACTGCTGTTGGTGCAGGACTTGGTGGTGCTTTAGGTTACGGTTCTAGATTGGTTGCAAACAAATATGCACGGCGCAGACAAATCGAAGACGCTAATACAGACCTTCAGGTAAGCGAACCTGCCAGCCAAATTGTAAAGACCTTGGAAACCGCTACAGCCCCTGAAAAATTTAGGCTTGCCATAGAACAAGCAATTCAAACTAATCCTTCTGAAGCCGCAAAGACTGTCGAGCAACTACTAAATCAGGCTACAGCGCCTGAAAAGTTTAAACTTGCAATTATGGATGCAGTACAGCAACAACCTAGTATAGCCGCGCAAGAAATTGAAAGTCTTTTAAAGACCGCTACGGCCCCAGAAAATTTTAAAATAGCCTTGCAACAGGCTATGCAGTCTCCAACAGAAGCCGCACAGAACTTTGAAAGGGGCATGAGAGAGCTTGTCACTGGCTCTCTACGCGAAGCGGAGGCTCTCAGGGGTAAAGACTTTGCTACAGAAATGCAAAAGCTCTTAGGGGATGTTACAGAAGATCTAGATCAGGTTATTACTGGTCTTTCAACAAAAGTTGTTGATAAAGGTCAGAATTTAACACCCGAAGATTTTTCAGACTTAACTGAAATCGACGAAATTGTTCGTCGTCTTGGTGGTGGGCAGGATACATACGATCAGGTTGTTGATGCCGCACTAGCCGCCGCCCACAAGAATGCGCCTGTTGAAGACAAAAGAAATCAATTTTTAAATGGCCTTTATAAAATATCAAGCCGATTTACTTCTAGTGTTGCTTTCGGAAAAGCCGCAGGATTTCTTGCGCCTTACACTGAAGTATCACCCACAGCAAAACTGCTTATGGAAAAAGTAAATACTGAGTTTGCTATGGGAACAGACCCAACAAAAAGTATTATTGGTCAGCAAGGTCAAAAGCTTATTGAAGAAGATTATGCAGGAACGGCTAGGCTTTTAACAAATCAATTTATGGATATTTATAGGACTGCTGTTCTGCCTATATCAACTAAAAGATTTAATAGTAAATTAGCTGTAGAAGTAAATGATGCTTTGTCATTATCTATTAGAGGGCAAGCTTCAGAAGCACAAGAATATTCTCAAGCCGTTAATATTGCGGCGGGCCAAATAAGAAAAGGATATCGCAGTGCTGGTCGTTTGTTAGCTCGTGAAGGTTTTATAACCATGAGAGAAAACTATGTGCCTCGTCAATGGAAGCGTTCTGCAATAGAAGAAGATTTTGGTGGTGGCAGTGGCCCAAATCAATTTGCAAAACTTTTAGTAGAAGCTGGCGAAGCTAAAAACATAGACGGCGCAATAAAAATTGTTAAGCAAATGTTAAATAAAAAAAATCAATTAGCAGGCGGCAGTGGTAATTATTTCTTTTCAGCAAAAAGAAAGTTTGAAAACATTACCGATGACGCTAAGTTTGAAAAATTTTTAAACAATGATGTTAAGTCTACGTTTTATAATTATATGGATACGGCTGGACGAGCGTTAGCTAAAAAGAAAGTTTTTGGTGTTAATGGCTTTAAAGGTAAAAAAGGATTTGAAAATAAGTGGATCAATCAAATTGCTTCAGAGGTAAAACAAGCCACAGGCAAAGAGTTTACTCTTGATGAAAAAAAGAGAATTAAAGATCTTTATCAAACTATTACATCTGAGTCTATTGATGCTGATGATGTGGGTGCAAAAAATAAATTTATCCAAGGCTATGAGCTTACTAATCGCTTAGGTTATCTAGCTCTTGCTCCTGTTTCTAGCCTGACAGAAATTATGTTAAACATAGGTGTTGCTGGCGGTTCTAATACTGCAAAAGGAATTGCCGCCGCACATAAAATTGGTTTGGGTAAACTAAATGAAGATTGGAATGAGTTGGTAGATACATGGAATTTGTCGTTTTTAAAAATTACAAGGGACACTCAAAAGCAACTTAAAGATCAATTTGGTTTAACAGAAGATGAATCTTGGAGAGAAATACAAAGTGTAGGACTAGCTTTAGAACAACAGCTTGCGTCTATGGCAGATCGCCTTGCAGGAGAAGAGTTAGCTAACGAAACAATGCAAAAGATTAGTAATAAATTTTTTAGATTTACTATGCTAGATCAATGGACAAAAATGGTACAGAACGCATCTTTTCAAACTGGTAAAATAATGATAAAAGAACATTTATCAGATATAGCAGAGCATGGAAATGCTCCAATAACACGAAGAATGCAAAACAAATTAGATGATCTTGCAGAACTTGGTATAGATGTAGAGCGTGGTAAAGCTTGGCTGGCTGATGGTGCAGATAAAAATGCAACATATTATCGTGATGTTGTAGACGGGGCCGCACGATATACAAATCAAATTATTTTACAGCCTGACAGAGCTTCTGGACTTAAGCCTCGTTTTCAATACACGCCGATAGGGTCTATTTTCTTTAACTTGTTAGGTTATCCAACTGCCTTTACTAATAATATTTTAAAGCGTGGTGGTAAGCGCCTACTCAGAGATAAAGATATAGCGGCACAGACACTTGTTCCTACAGCCATTGCTATGACAGCGGCGGCGGGCTTTACAAACTATGCTCGTAATAGGGGTGAAGGATATGACGAAAAAAACGCCGCAGAGATTATGTATGAGTCTATAGCTCGCTGGGGAGGAAACAGTCTGCCCCTTGATGGTATTTTACGTGTACGTGATAGCGTAGAGTATGATGGTGTAATAGGTATTCCACAAGCCTTTCTAGGGCCGTTATATGGTGAAGTTGTAGACGCTGTAAAGTATGGCCCTGTTAGGGCTGTTGGAACTAAAGTTCCTTTTTACGGTGCAGGCAAAACAGTATTAGGTGCTGAGGCGATGGCTGATTATCGTAGTACTTTGGGGGAAGCAGACAAAGCTTTAAAAGAATCTATCGTGGGCAGACCTTTACGAACACCTTTTAAGAAAGGTGGTGAAGTTACAGATGTTCCACAAGTACCTTCGGAGCCTGATGAGCGTATAGATAAAATGACGGGACTGCCCTACAACGAACAAGCAGGTACTGCATTTACAGATGAAGAAGATTTTCCAAGAAGTTTACTGGCGAGGGCCGTGTAATGGCAATAGGCGCACTCACAAAAATAATTACAAGAGGCATCGTAGCTGGTGCAGATAATCTATTTGACGAAACTAAAGTTGCTGAAAAAATAAAAACCTCGACCGAAAAGTTAGAGTCTAGTTTATTTCTTAATCCTGATGTAGATGTTGATTCAACAGAATTAGCAGATTATGTTGAAAAATATGCAAGACATTATTCTGCGGGAGGAAGCTCTAAAAAACTAGATCCTGAAATAGAAGACATGGTACTCGAGCAAGACGTTGACTATTCTATCGCTACTCAACTAGAAAAAATGGTTGATGTTGATTTAGAAGGTTCAACATTTAATGTGTATAAAAGTCAGTTTAATTCAGCAGATGAGGCGCAGGATTATGATCCTGAAGTTGACAGAGCTTTATATAATTATTTATCTGCTCGTCTTGGTAAGGCCGAAAACAATCGCTTGCTGTCAGAGAATGGTAGAGAAAAAGTTTTAACTAGGGCAATTGCTACTCTGAAAGGAATGCCTGAATATAAAAACTTGCGTGAGTCTATGCCAGATTTTGATGATTTATCTACACAGATGAAAAAACTTCCTGCTCAAATAGAAAATAAAGAAAAAGCCCTTGAAGATTTTTTAGCTGAAAGTGTTGAAAAGCGTCCACAATTTCGGGGCGTAAGCTCGCTTCAAGATACAGAGTGGGACGCCCGCTTCTGGATGACAAATGAAATAGGGCCGCACGTTGGTACACTAGGCCAAGCAAATTATTTTGGATTAAAAGCTCTGGTAGATGATAATGAATTTGGTAAGCATATGGCTTTGTTTTCAATGGGCATTGAAGGAAACAAGCTTGGAGAAACTTTTGAAAGGGCCGGTCTGTATATAAAGCCAGAAGACTTTAATAAAATTTACGACTTAACTTTGCAAGTTAATTCTTATCTAGATGATTTTCTACGAGACTTGGAATTAGACCCTAACGATTTAAAAGCCTACACCAAACTCAGTATTGCAGAAAAAGGCCAGCTTGATAACTTTGATACAAGGCCCGAAGAAATAACCGCCGTTGGTAGAAGGCGCATAGGCGAAAAGCCTCTTACCGGCTGGGAAGAAATTGTAGAGTCCGTTGCTACTCAGTATTTAGGTATGGAAAGAGGTAACACAACTAGAGATAAACTTCTTTTGGAACACGAAGTAAAGGCTATTGCTAAATTACTTGGTCAAATACGTGGTTGGGGAGACAATGTTTATGGTAGTAATGTTCGTCCCGCCTCAATACAAAAGGGTTATGTAAATGTTAAAAACCCTTTGAAAATTGGCAATGATGGCAGTTGGAAAATTGAAGCTTTATTTGATAAAGGTGATCTTTTAGAAGAGTCTATTTTTGACAACGGTGGCATTGATATGTTTCTTGATGCAATGGCTGTTCAGTTAAACACGTCCAGAGAAAGCTTATCAAAATCTATACCATTTAAAAAATTAAATGAAAAAGCACAGATGCTTTCTCAAACGTCTAGAGATATAGAAATTTCAAGTATTTCACAATTTGAACAAGCTCAAGCAATGTCTATGGAACTTGCGGGACTACACCAAGACTTTAGAAAATTTGTAGAAAGTTATGGCTTTGACAGTATTCAGTATGTAAACCAAGTAGAACCTTCTTTTACAACAGACTCAGATAACTATTCTTATATTCTTTTTAAGCCAGAGCAGTGGAAGGCCGTCAGCGCAAGACGTTTTGATCCTAATGATAAGCGTTTTGGTGCGGCAGAAGGCGGCGTCATAGGTTTCTTTTCAAAGCTTATGAGTGATCAAGATGAAGTAAAAAGGCCAGCAAGCCGCGTTATAAAAAAAGGTGACACGCTCTCTCACATTTCTAGAGACACTGGTGTAAGCATAGCTGATCTTGTTAAGCTTAATAACATAAAAAACCCAGACCGTATCCGTATTGGTGACACATTAGTTTTAGGATCAGAAGCTAGACCTCAAGCTCAACCTGCTAGGCGTGAAGTGAAAGAGCCAGAGCGCACTGGTATAAGAGCGGTAGCGGTACAAAAGACAAAAGAACAGCCCCCTGAGAAAAAAGGAACCGGAATAACTCTAATTCCTACCAACGCAAAAGCTTTTGGAAAATTTTTATTAGGTAATGTTTTAGGATTACAGCGTGACGGTGCTGATATAGATGTTGGTAGTTTGGGACAACAACAACAAACTGTACTAAAAAATGCAATGTTAAATGCCAAAAAAGATGGACGAAGTTATGTAACATATAAAGACTACCCAACAATGGCAGATGGTCAAGCAGTAAATGATTTTTATAAACAAAAACGAGCAGACACTAACGTATATGATTTAGCAAAAGCATCTTTTACTGATCCTGTGTTTGAAATGTTTACATCGTTAGGCGCGTTTAATTTTAAAGAAACACCAGAGGGGCAGTTTGAAGTGTTGCCGGATAGATATGATTTTGATAAATCAAAAAGTACAGCGCGGGGCAGGGCAAATCCTAAAGATGATTATTCTAAATTAACTTATTTAGGCCAAGACATTTCAGAAGACGAAGATGCCTATGGTTTTAACTTTAAAGGTAGAATTGACGTTGCCAAAGGTGGCAAAATCGACAAAAAGAAGATGGCCTGTAACAAGCCTAAGCGCACAGCCAGCCACCCTAAGAAGTCTCATGTTGTCAAAGCCTGCAAAGACGGCAAAGAAAAGATTATTCGTTTTGGTGAGCAAGGCGCTAAGACTGCTGGCAAACCAAAGGCTGGTGAGTCCAAGCGCATGAAGGCCAAGCGCAAGAGCTTCAAAGCCCGTCATGGTCGTAACATCAAGAAGGGCAATATGTCTGCGGCTTACTGGGCTGATAAAGTTAAGTGGTAACGATACATAAGATTGTATGGCGTGATGCCTCTGGAGGCTCTAACGTAGGCTGGAGGGACATAGAAGAACTAAAGAAGATTACTTCAGCCTTAGCAGTCTCATGCGGAATTATTGTTTACGAAGATGAAGATACAATAATTATATGCCCACACTTTCTTATTGAAGATGGGATAGCTGTTCAAGGCGATGCAGAGATTGCAATACCAAAGTCTTGGATAATTTCAAATGAAAAGATGTTAGGCTTTCCACCGGGAGATTAAAATGACTGTAGATATAAAAAAACTAGAAAAAGAAATGACACCGCAAGCAAAACCAGCAACGATTCCGGGAAAATTTGTAGATGCGCTTGTTGGCGCGGTAGCACCAACGGGGATAGGTCTTCTTAATACTGCGGCCTCATGGAGTCCAAGCCATAGCTCAGTAGGAGAATGGGTTGAACAAAACATAACGGGTTCGACAGCTACACCATCCTCTTCTACAAGCTCTAGTAGCCCACAACCAACTAGAACAAAAGCTCAACAGCAAGGAGATCGTCAATTTGCCCTAAATATTGCAAAAGATACGAAGGACACTTCAGCATTAGAGGGGCCATCAACGTCTGCTCCTACTTTTGCTCGCGGAGACTTTGATCGTGCGGGTAGAGCTAAAGGCGGTGTAGTTTCTTATAAGTCTATATCAGATATGGAACGCGGTAGATGAAAAGTATCTTTGACTTAGAGCGTCAAGCATATAAAAAAGGTAGTACAGTAAACAAGGCAGGTAACTACACTAAGCCGACAATGCGTAAGAATCTTTTTAACAAGATTAAAGCAGGTAGCAAAGGTGGTAAGCCGGGGCAGTGGTCTGCACGTAAAGCACAGATGCTTGCTAAACAATACAAAGAAAAAGGCGGCGGTTATAAATGAAAAAATCTCAAAAGTCTTTAGCTGATTGGACAAAAGAAGATTGGGGTACTAAGTCTGGTAAGCCTTCAACGCAAGGCTCAAAGGCTACAGGAGAACGATATCTTCCTAAGAGTGCTAGAGATTCTTTATCTTCAGCGGAGTATGCGGCTACTTCTGCAAAGAAAAGAGAAGACACAAAAAAAGGCAAACAATTTTCAAAGCAACCTAAAAAGATTGCAGAAAAAACTGCTCGCCATAGATCTAGTACAGGTGGTCTTATTGCTGGTGCAATGTCAAAAGCAAGTCCCTGTTAATCTATAATAACTTCTCTAATTCTACGGGCCTGTACTTTAACAGGCTTTAAAACTTTATCTTCTTTAAAACCCTCATCGTTTATTAAAGATACGTCGTACCTAATTCTATTAATAGCATAGGCAGTGTCTGAAATATCTCTATATCCTGCTGGCGTTAAGCCCCCCGCATAAAATATATCTGAACACATTAAGTCAGAATTAGTGTGATAGTTTCCATTATATCCATAAGACATAAGATCATCATAAATACCACATATATTATTCCAGCCGTGTCCAAACTCAGGAAAGATGTAACCTGACTTAGCGTTGCTTTGATTCTCTGGGCCATGTGCAAGCCCTACTGAGTGTCCTATCTCGTGTAGATCTGTGTATATATCACAACGGGACATAGCAGATGGTGGTTTACCAGAACTAAAGCTTATATTCGGAAAGGCCACACCACAAGTACCAGCATAAGATACACCATGTGCCAGCACAACATCTACCGGAAGCTGATTAGCCTGTCGTTCTACATCACGTAAGGTGTGATAATGTGCCAGCCAAACTTCTTTTAGTTCGTATCTTACATATACGCCAGAGTCTTCATAGATTTTATTGTATTTATCTACTCTTCTTTGCCACTTATCCCAAGCCTCTGGATACTCATACATAAGTTCTATGGGTGTATTGTTACCATACTTGCTGTGAGAAGCATATACTAGAACCCCTAACTCCCAAGTCACTAAAGTACTATCATCTTCACCATAATAAATAAAACCACTACTTGGCCCATTGAAACTATAGCCTAAACAATCTAAGCCACCGTCTTCAGGGCAACGAGGTTCTTCTTCTATACGGAATTGTATTTCTTGTCTACCTAACGTAAAGATACCATCGCCTGTACGCCCATCTCCAAAGATGTGGACAGTATCTCTACCAACTCTAACAGCCTCACCTATAGTAGTTGAGTGGTGCACCATACCCCAAGGCTCATTACGGCCCAACATATCTCTATAGTCTACATCAACTACAGCAGGATCAAACCTATCGCCGGTTTCTTTCTCCATTGACAGGTTTAAATAACGACGAAAGCCGCATTTCCAAGACCTTGGATCTTTAGTTGAGTACTGGCTACCATTAGCATCTTCGTAGATAAACCACTGAACGCCGGGATAGTCTTTAGAGCATCCCGTCTTTATTAGTGTATCCGCTACAGCACTATAAGATAGAATTAAAAAAAGAATAAATCTAATCATTAGAGTATCTTATTGATAGCATCTAGCTCTGCCTCTAATTTAATGTGTATATCCCCCGTAATTTCTTTAAAGGATCTAATAGCCGCACGAATTAATACTTGGGCTTCTTCTTCCTTGAAGGCTTTGGGTATATGTTCATCCGGTAATTCAGTTTGCTCAGTCATTATCAAGCCTTCTGAATCTACTAGTACACGGAAGCCTATTATTGTTGCATCTTTTAACGGCATCAGAGTTCGCAAGCCCCGCCAACACAAGCTAGTGTTTGCGCTCCTTCAGTGAAGTCATCAGCCTCATTAAGATTCCAATCAAACTCTGTTGGAAAACCTTCAACCATTTCACTGTATTGCTCTTTTGTTATTTGCTCATATGGTGCTTGAGCATAACTGTGTTCGTCATACGGTAAAAAAGATATACCTGATATATCATCAAAGTTATTGTATACCCAATTACCGATCTCCAGAAACTCTGAGTCCCTATAGTATACAGTAATACTGGGCTTGTGTTCACACCAATGCTTCTGGTATTTAGCCCACAACTCTAACTGTTCCATCCCTGTCTGCTCTGAGGCAAACACAGCGCTCTCTGGAGCCTTCTTAGGGAAGGAGAATACCTTAGTACTGGGTGAAAAGTTATCCATCTCATGAGGCACTCCAGCGTCTTCTAGGACAGCACATAGCGGGTCACGCATATCTGCTCTAACACGACGAATATAATATGGTGCATAGCGTCCGTGTATTCCTGATGCAGAATCAACTAACTGAGAGACTGTGCCACTAGGCTTAACACAGGTGATCGCTGTACTCTGAGAAATACCTAAGCGCTCTGCCCACTCTTTATTTGTTTCTATAGCTATGTCACGTAAGTTTTCAAGCAGTCCATCAAGATCTTTGTTCTCAAGAGTAAGCAAAGGATTGTCAAGAATACCTGTTAGGCTTACTCCTAAGAGCGCTTCTTCTTGGGTGTTGGTTTTCCAGATTCCTCTGACGTATCGGAAGTCCGTGAGAGTGGCTTGGAGAGTGCCCAAGATAGTCGCAATTCGTACTTTTCTCCTGAGAGATTCAGGTGTATCTTCCGGTCTGACGACAACTTCTGAAAGGTTGCATACTTGTGACTTTCTAAGGATGATTTCAGAGCATGGATTTGTTCCGAAATCTCTGTCGCTATCCCGCCTACCGTTTCTTTCAGCTTGTTTTTGGCTTGCGGCCCTACTGAATATTCCTCGTTCTCCACTTTTTGATTCATAAAGACTTCTCCATTCATCTAAAAATAATTCAAAAGAAGGCTTGCTATTATAACAAGCACTGTTATTTGCAAGGCCGCGCTGTGCCTCAGTATTATACCATGCTCCATGCTTCGCTTGTCGTAGTGCATCGTCTGATAGATCAGATAAACTAATTAAAGCTGATCGTCTTACTCCCCCTACTACTACTATTTGAGCAATCTTACAGCAAAGATCGTGGCATTCAAGGGACGTAAGCTTTCGTCCAGCCGCTCCTTTAAATAATCTAACTGTAAATTTGAAGAGGTCGATAAGAGGTTCTGGGCCGCTTGCTCTACCTCCAAAAGTTTTGAGCGAGGAACCCGCAAGTCGAACTCTAGTTGTATCCCATTCTGGTATTTGACCTGAATACAACAACGATACCAGTTCCCTAAACGATTTCGCCCATCCAACTTTTGAATCCGGTACGTGTATGACTGTATCTGTTGCATGGAAATCCTCTGCAATCTCTGGAAGTTTAGAAACGTATTGTTCTTCTACGCTATAACCAACACCTGTACCGCACATAAGAATATACATCATTTCATCAAAGCAACGTGGGCTATCAATAGCAAGATAACTACAATTAAACCCTGCCATGTTGTCACGATCTAATGCTTCACCAGCGGTCATCAAAGCCCTCATAGACGGCATGACTTCAAGATCGTGGATAGCTTTAAATATTTCTACACGCTCATCATCATTGAGTTTGTCACCCCAATATTTTATGTAGCGCGTTATTGTTTCTTTCCATGTTTCTCGACGCTCTTCACTTGGAAGGTATCGTGCGTAGCGGCTTTTGTGTATGTATTCTTGATAGGCATCCAATGTTATTTCTCCATTTCATCTATGTCATTTAAGTCATTAATATTTAATTTATATTTGTTTCTTTTCTTTATAGGTTTTAACTTTTCTTCAGTTCGTTCTTCATATTTTTTTCTTTTATGGCGACTAAACTTTTCTAGGCGCTCTTGCTTTCGATCATTCATTATCACCTATGATCTCCCTCTTTGAAACATCTATCCAGCTTTCTGGAATACTATCTTCAGAAAACCATCTAAAACCTTTAGAAGAAGCCCACTCAGAATGGTTACGTCTTGTACCATCCTTACGGCGCTTTGCTTGTGGCATAGGAGCATTGGGATCTGCAAACAAAAACACTAGCTCTATATCTTCTGGCAAAGCTTTAGCAATCCACACATACTTATTATATTCTTGATGATCCCAGAAGCGGCCCTTAGCTTCAAGATATATTTTCTTACCCTCTACTGTGCGGATAAAATCTGGATGATAAGTATGCTCGACAATATATTCTGCTTTTTCAGAATGGATCTTCCAATCATTGAGGATGCCTGAGTGTAGCTCATACTCCCAATTAGAATCATAGCCACGAACAGGTGCTTTATCGACAGGCCGTTTGACACGCGCCTTCCTATAGCCTTTTTTTATTTTTGGTTTCAATGTAGTGTTGGTATCCCTTCAAAGTGTGAATGTAATATAGTATACAACTCAAATAAAAGCTCGTCGTCTATTTTTTCTTCGTCTGCTAACTGTCTGGCGCAGAAAAAAATCAAAGCTTCTATTGTTAATACTTTCATTTTAAATCATTCATGTAGTAACTGTCTAGCTTTTTCTGAGGGTACTGTCGTAACTTTCTTTTTAAATTTCTTTTTATCCATCGCGGGGTGAACAAAGAATTTTTATGTGTTCCCTGTGCATAATAGTAAGCGTTGTCGGGTACATAATCTTTGTAGTTTTTTCTTACAAGCTTGTTGGCTTCCTCTTCCGATATAACACTACTGAGCCATTCAAAAAAAATGTCAATTGTTTTTTGATTTATTTTTTTAGAAAGGCGTCGATTCATTTAATATCTCCTCAGTTCTTGGTGCAACTTCTACATGGGTCAGATACGTCGGCCCACTAGAATATTTAAAAACTCTAAGCCCTGTACCATTGTTAGCATCTTTGTAGCATTCAAATTTATAAGCACAGTAATTACAGTTACGGTGTAGTTTCATGTTGCCTTTCTTGCCTTCTGGTACAGACTCATAGCACCGTGGTGGGGGCGTAGCCAACTTCAAGGCTTTCTTTACAGTTTGTATTTGTTGGTTAATAGCAGGCTTGTCAAGCTCTTCTGGGCGATAAAGACATAGCTCCCCACTCTCTTTGTTAATAACAAGGAAGCCGCCCTCAGAGGACTTCTCAGCCTCCTCATAGCCTGCAAGCTGTGACATATATCCGAAAGGATCGTCTTCAGCTAGGCGACCATCACGGAATTTATTAAATGCAAACTTAGATGCAGTCTTTACATCAACTACTTCACCATCAATCTTACAATCAATGTGGCCTTTAATACCTTTGACTGTAATTTCTTTTTGCTCGTCAGTGACATTGTGTCCTGCGGCACGAACAAGCATCAAAAGAATTTCTTCTAGGATGTGACCATAAAGAAACTTTATCTGTAAAGATGGGTGAGGTGTTGTGCTTTCTGTGGGTATATTCTGCTCATACCAAAGCTGTCTGGCAGGCCGACCAACATTAGACATACGCAGAGAGAACTCTGAGTTTCTTTCTGATGGTCTAGCCCAAGCCAGAAGGGAATCTTTGATACGTGATGCGGTCATGTCCAGATCTTCATCTGATAAATTAAATGCTTTTCCTTCAAATAACTTACCAAGCTGTCCATATATATCGTCAACTAATGTGTCAAGTTTCATTTTCTATGCCTTACGAAGCGACACTTACGTGTACGTGAATTGTAGTGGAGGTACTGCACACCAAGTTTTTTTTGAAGTGGAGTTTTTGCAGAGAGCCTGCCGTCTTTATAAGACTTAACATCTATCAAAGTGACCTTGCCCTCTGGGTTTAGGGCAACAATGTCCACTGGCCCTGTACATCCACAGTTTTTAAATACATGATAACCATTGTCCCATAACCATGTAACGGCATAGTGTTCTGCTAAGTCACCGATCCTATTTGGTTCGTGAATCACGGTCTTCATCTAATTCTACCCCCTCTTTAGAAATCCACATACCCTCAGTCCAATAGACACATGGCTTACCATTTATTATTCTATGTGTCTCAGGGCCATCATCATAAGCATCAAAAAGTTCTTCAGCAAATTTATTTTTCTTGATGCGTTTAACTTTCATCTAGCATTTCCTTGTATTTATGGTGTCTTATAACTCTCGACCCATCTCGTTTATCCCCAGCATAAAAGATAAGTCCTAGTTTTGCCAACTCATTAGGTCTAGATGTTATAGAGCTAGGAGATATCTCAGGAAACCTTTTTGTCATATCTCTTATTGTAATCCCTCGCGCTCCTGCCTCTTCAATTAGGTCTAGAACAAACGCCCTAGTTTTTGCTAAGGGTGTTGAATAAGCGGCCTCCTTACTTGTGTTTGGATCATTTTTTCTATGCAGTTTGTGTGGGCTTAGATCATCAAAAATATTAAGCTGTTTCATATTAGTGTGTTTCACTCCAATTATCTCCTATCTTGTATTCACCATCAAGAGGACAAAATAATTCTAGTCCGACACCTGCTTGCCTTATTGCATCAACCCCCAGTTGTCCTGTTGAATCAGCCACAGATTCTTTTACTTCTAACTGCCATTCGTCGTGTACGTTGCAGACAAAGTGGGCATCCAATGTATTGAGTCTAATTAGCTGATTAAGATTTACCATTGCCTGCTTCATGACGATAGCTCCTGCGCTTTGAAGCAGTGTGTTCAGTGCGGCGTGTTCAGAACGAACATATAGCTTGCGGCCATCAAGACCCTTCAAGAAACCTTTTGAAGCCGCTCGTCCAACCCTGTCTTTAAGATGTTTAAATGCAGGGAGATTATCGAAGAAACGCTTTCTAAGTTTCGTACCATCACGCTTATTTCCTCCGACCACACTACCAAGTTTCTCATCTCCTGCTCCGTATAAGAGTGCATAGATAAATGTTTTCGCCTGATTTCTTGATTCAAGTCCTGCAAGCTTTTGGTTAGCTGAGTGTATGTCTCCGTGGAGTATTTCATTTTTGAAGTCCTCATCCTTCATGTAGTGTGCAAGCATTCGTAACTCTAAACCACTGGCATCGATACCTACTAGCTTATACCCTTCTGGTACTGTCCAACAGGATCTACATTCTTTGCCATAGGGTGCTACTACACTAGGAACTTGTGCCATGTTAGGGCTGTTGTGTGTCATACGTCCTGTGATAGTACCATTAGGATTTACAAAGCCACGAACACGATCATCTTCATGTGTTGCCTTCAACCAAGATTTAACCTGTGCTATTCGTTTCTGTAGTAAAAGATACTCAGCAATCAGTGTAGCTTCAGGAATATTTTTAATCTTACTGAGTGTTGACTCATCAACGACAGGCTGACCTGTAGGCGTAAATCTTTTTGGCTTCCAACCAAAGTCGATAAGATACTCGCCTATTTGTTTTCGTGACCCCAAGTTGAAGGGCACTTCTTCAATGCGAATAGCTTTACGCTTAGTGGCTATGTCTTCATACTCTTCTTGCGTTAGCCTGCTTTTCTTTGGTGATCCTTCTATCTGCCCCATCTTAGAGAGAGCGCCTGTCTTTGTAAAGAAAGGAAGTAAAACAGTTTTGAGTTGCTTGGGCCTAAAAGATTTTTGAACCTCACGCTCTACTTCTTTTAAGCGGTCAGTCAATTCAGCCTCAAGTAAGGTTGCAGATTTGACATCCAGCAGGAAGCCACGTTCTCTTTGGTCTGCAATAATCTTTAGTGCCTCGTGTTCAAGAACAACAGACTGTCGGCTAAAGCCGCGAGATTCTGTTTTAAGATTGTTAAACATCTTAGCGTTAAGAACTGCATCATTCCTACAATAGTTCAACATTTCTGGAGAGTATTCTCCAAACTCTGTATGATCTATTTTCTGTAAGCCGATGCGATAACCCCAAGACTCTAGGCTATGACCACCCTCTCTTGTAGGATTAAACAGACGGGACAAAACAAGGGTATCAACAATTGCTCGCCCTTCTGTTAGATCTATATTGTGTATCTTCTTTATAGCTGGGAGATCATACCCAATAATGTTATGGCCTATCAGCTTCTCAGCAGTCGTAAGAAATGCAAGGCCGTTAACAATCTCAGTAGGCCCAAAGGTTTTGGTTTCACCAGAGTCAGGATCAACTGCGGCAATACACCAAATCTTTGTAGGCTCTAGACTGTCAGCCTCAATATCAAATACTATGCTCTTCATAACTCAAGCTCATCCTGTTCTTCTATTTCCATAGCGATCTCGCTGAGTCTACCACTGTCTTTGTCATAAAACAAATGGGTGGCAAGACCTACATCACCAGTGTACCTAGACTTCAAGACCCTTACCTTTGTTGTGCTGGCTTCAATAGGATCTTCTGCTTGTTGGTTACGTTCAAGAGAAATCACGCAGTCAGATAGCTGGGCGATACTCTGAGAGCCACGTAGATGATTGAGTCCTGTTTCAATACCATTCTCGTGACCGCGATTACCATCAACTCTTCTGAGGTGTGACACAAGGATAAGACCTACTCCTGTCTCTTCTACCAGCGTTCTGAAGTTGTGCATAATAGCATCTATATTGCGACGTTCATCACCGTCCGTAGTCATCGACAATAACATATGTAAGTGATCAAA